TCCCACATCCTATATCGCGACGGTCCGAGCACCTGGCGCCGTTGCGCTTCTGTCAACATCGCGAACTGCTCATCCCTCGTCGGGAGTTCCGGCGCTTCGTCGAACGCATCAGGATCAAGCCCTGCGAGTTCGGCGTACGTCGGAGTCAGCGGGATCACCGTACATCTACAGTTTGGATGTGAAGGCACAACATTCGCAACAGCGTTGGGTTCTCCGTGAAGCGCCCAACATACGGGACAGACGTTAACATCACCAGCGGACACACGAGACCAGCCCTTGACGATGGATAGGTTCGACTCGAAGGTCTGGCGCTGTGCTTCGCGGTTGGCTCGAATCATTTCTGTTCGTGCGATGGTAGCAGCTCGTGATGGTGCGAGAGTCTCGTACGTCTTCGACATCCTTCGTGCGACCTGGAGAGGATTGAGACCCTGCGCGACACCTATGGTGACGTGGTCGCGTGCAAAAGGACCGATGGCTTCGTAGAGTGCGGCGAGCGGTGAACCATCAGCGGCGAAGCCGACCACGTTCGTGATGGCCTCGACGGGTAGTCTGTTCCAGTTTAGATCGATGGCCATTGAGACGGAATCAGGGACACCCGCAACAGCACGCACCAAAGATTCCTGCATGTCCAGTGAGAGTTGGATGGCGCTTCGTTGTCCGTTGCTGGCGATGTCTGTCGCTCGAGGTGCGAACTCCGACACCTGTCTGGCCAGCTGCTCATTCAATGCCGCGAGTCTCACCTGGAAGTCATTCAGTCCAGTGACATCCTCACCCGCTGCCTGTGCTTCCTCGATGGCCTGAGTCAACTCCTCGAGGCGCTGGAGGTTGTCTGCTTGCAGGACGGTGTACGTCCTTCGCATCTCAGCGAGCGCGGAATCTTCACGAGCGCGGAGTTTATTCCGATAGGCCTCATTGACCTGATAGATGTCAGGCATCAGCGTCTGTCAGCTCGTAACCATAGTACGGGTGATACGACTTCCCGTTCTCTTTCGGTGCCATCCGCTTGAGTATTTCCTTGCGTGCAGCTGTGGACCATCTGTAGCCAGCATCGCCACCCCATGCAGCCCATGCCACACGACCAGCGGACGGATAGCCATCTTCACCTGGTCGGAATCCTTCCGCCTGCTTGTCTACTTCGTGGCGTCGGAAAAAGGAATACATCCGAAGGACAGTGGACTCGCTGAGTTTCTCGCCATTGATGATCTGGTTCGCCCTTGCCCATGCCACGGCTGTTCCGCCATCACGACCAGCATCACGCCACTCGATGGCGCGTTGCGCTTCTTCCTTCATGTCCTTCGACGGGATGAACTTCAGTCCCGCCTCGGATGCTTCGTCGAATGCTTTGGTCTCTTCGCGCACTGTGACAGGCAGCAGTCCGAGGTGCTGGATAGAGTTGAGGCCAACAGCCTGGAGTGCCGCTTCTGGCTCGAAGCCAGCACGAATCAAAGCACCGGCAGCACCGACGAGTTTCGCTGTCTCGTCAGCTGTGCGTGCCGTTGAAACAGGCGCTGCATCAGGGACCAGGAGTTCTTGTCCGCCGATCTGCACAGGGACAGCAGTCGGATGGTAGAAGCCCTCATCGTCATCAGAAGGCGTCACACCAGCGACACGCTTGGCTGTCGCGAGGTCAACGATGCCACTCTTGTATAAGCGCTCCGCTCTCTCAGCGTCTTCGTTCAAGTCAGCCTGTAGCGCTGGAACATTACTCACGTCAAACTCGAGATAATCGCCAGGCTGTGTCTCTTCGTAGTCTGGGAGGAGTGCTATGGTGAGCGCTTCGGACATCTGGCGCATCAGCGGAATCATGCCATCGGTCCATGCGCTTCTGGTCGCTTGCTCGAGGTTGCTGTATGTAGCACGCTCGAGACCGCTGCCGAGTTGTAGGACGAGAGGATTGAGTCCGAGAGCTGCACACACGCGCTCTTCCGGTTTGCGTCTGATTTCGTCGAACGCCATCTCGGATGGTTTGTGGCTGACCTGCTCGACCTTGAATGGTCCAGTCATGACCAGGACGGAACCGGCATTATCGCCCGTGAAGTCCTGCTGTAGTTTGCGCTTTGTCTGGCGTGCATCGTCTTCGCTGAGGTCCTCGACGCCGCCCTTGTAGTCTGGTCCGACCATGATCGATGGCATGCCACCATTGCGAACCATGCCGAACGCAGCTGATGCAGCCACATTGTCGGTTGCGATCTCACGAAGGACAGACGTGACAGGAGAGCGACCGAAGCGCGAGTCTTGCGGATCTCGACCGTAGCGGATGTGAATCAGGTCCTCGAGCGCGATGTCGTATGACGTGCCATCGACAGTGTACTGATACTTGACCAGAGGATTGACCTTGTTACCGACTGGACGCATCATGTCAGCCGCTAGGTACTGTAGACCCACCACGCGACCACTGACGCGGACTTTGCGGAAGTAGGCATTTCCGAGCAGTTGATAGTCTGGAAGGACCCACGACCAGACGAGCGAAGGCGGCACGTTCGGTGTTGGCTGTGCGAGCAGCTGGAGAATCGGATGGTCTGCGACTGTCTCGACCTGTCCATCAGGCATCGGTCGACGTACGACCGGAACACCCTGCGACCAGTTGCGGATGTACCAGTCCATGCCAATCGCCACGATGCTGTTCAGCATCAAGTCGCCAGCCTGGTTGCGCCAGTTGAAACTTGAGCCTGGGAGGTTGCGTGTCAGCAGGGACCAAAAGTCGCCGTTACCTGTGCCAGTGAAATAGGACGTCTGACGCTGGATAAGCGGCGGCGGAAGGAGTGCAGATGGCGCGGCAGTGGCTTTGCCCATAAAGCGATCGAAGAGTCCCATGGTCTTATTGTGTCCTTATCATGACCTACACTGCACCCCAGCCACCGCCACGACCGACGAGCTCGTCGTAGGCGTCCGTGAGCGCGTCGACGATGTCGTCGTTCTTCCCCAGGGGGAATACGCGAAGTTCGTCCAGGAGTGTTCGATTCCATTCAGCCTGGACCATGTATACATTACCGCCAGCGACCTGACTCGCGAATGGTTCGGCCCTGACATCCTTCGCTCCTGTGACAGGGAGGATGTTGACTGCGCTGCCGTGAAGAAGTCTCAGCATGTGCATCGCTTGACTCTTGCCAGCCTGTCCCGGGTCCTGTGGGAGACGCACACGCACACCGCGACCATCGAGAGCAGCTGTCTGTTTGATGGTTCGGTCGCGTTGGTCTGTCTCAAACTGTCCACGCACGACATCGAGAATCCAGATGCGGCCATCGGCATCACGGCCCATCTTCACGCCGACAGTATAGTCACCGCTGCCAGCTGTCGCTGCTAGGTCCCAGGCGCGTGACATCTTTTGACAGTTTGGCGTGGCGGCATCGATGGTGATGCGATCTGACTTGAAGAATGTTCCCTCGCGTGGCGTTGGATGTTGCTGGTACAAAGCACTCCACCCATAGTCTCCGGAGTTCGCGACCATGACCTCCTTGATGCGTCCGAGTTCCTTGACGTCATACCTCTCAGGCCAGAGAGCTTCACCTGGCATTCGTCCGATCTGGTCAGACTCCTCCGCGATTGCCGGCAAGTTAAGGACCGTCCATCGATGCGGCTCGCTCGAGATCGCACGGCTGGTGATGTCGTCGTGGTGCCACCTGGTCGAAACAATGATAAGAGCGCCCTTCGGTTCGAGTCGCGTGTAGAGGTCGTCGGTGTACCAGTCCCATGCTTTGTCGCGGTATAGCGCGGATTCAGCATCTTCGCGACTCCTGATCGGGTCATCGATGATGATGCGCTTGAAGCCGACACCAGTCGGAGGGCTGCCGACGCCCCTCGCCATGAAGGTTCCACCCTCAGGCATAGACCACTCGTCCTGTGCCGCGTTGTCTTTTGACAGTTTAGTCCTGGACGAAACGACCTGTCTGGACTTCCTGCTGAAGCGTCTCGCGATGCGCTCATTGTAGCCAGTGACCAACACGTTCGAGTACGGGTCCCGCTCGATGCAATAGGCGCCGTATCGCACCGTGACTGTCTCAGTCTTACCGTGGCGTGGCGGCATGTGAATCGCGAGTCTGTCAATCTCACCGCGCTCGACTGCGTCCAGGTGCGAAGCGATGGCGATGAGATGACGAGCGGTGTAGCTCCAGCCATTCGGCAGCGTGTCCCGAAGGTAGTCGAGATAACAGACAGCAGTCTGAGCGCTAGTTACTGTCCGAAGTTGGTTCGGCTGCGGCGGAGAGAAGTTGAACCGAGAAGTTCGCAATGCGCTCATGGAGAGCTGCAATTT